GCCCAGAAACCCATAGCTGCCGCCACCGGCAGTCCCCGTCGTGGCGGGACCGACCAGGAAGTCGTTGAGGCGCTTCAATTCGGCGGTGTTCTCCTGCATGTATTTTTTGCTGTCCCACTCGCCGCGCCGGTCTTCGATGTTGGTCGACAGCGGCCAATCGGCGCCGAACTCGTCCGAGCCGCCACCGCTGAAATAAAGCGGCTTCGCGCCCCTGCGGGTGCGTGCGCGCTCGTGGTTTTTTGCCGGCGTGTTCTCTTCCTCATTGAGCTTTTGCCTGGCGCGCTCGGCTTCTTGTTCCGGCGTCAGGTGCTCCTCATGCTCGTGCCTCGCGCCCTGAATCCATTCGATGATCTCCTTGGCCTTCTTGAGCGAATTTTCCAGAATTGTGGCGCCAATGACCATCGGGCTGCGATCGCCGAACAGCGGGCTGCTCAGCAGCTTGGTGATCTCATCCCATTCTTTTTTGATCCGACCCAGCTGATTTGCGTAGGCCTCCATATTCTTGGTGCGCGCTTCCTCGGCCTTGCGTTCCTCCGCGTTCAGGTCTTTTAGCTGGCCGGCCACCCGTAGCCGCGAATCGTAGCCAAGCCGCTCCTCGATCATGCGCCGTTCGCCGGCCGCGCGCTCGGGCGTCTCGCCGCGCTTGAGCGCATTCCGCTCGATGTCCTCCCCGAGTTGGCGGACGAGATTGAGCTTCTCGATCGCGGACTTGGCCGCGTCGATCTGCGCCAAGCGCCGCTCCATCTCGCGCTCGGCGCCAGGGTCTCGGATGACGCCGAGCAGGATGTCGTGCCGCAAGGCCGGGTTGCGCTGCATCTCGCCCATGCGAGACATGAAATTGGTGAGCGCGCCCAACGACTGCTCGGCCGAGACGCCGAAGGCCTCAAGCTGCTCCTGAATGTTGCGAATATCTTCCGGCTTGATGCCGAACAGGCGGCCGGCCTGATTGATGCCGCGCATCTTTTCGGCAAGTTCGCCCATTTCCTTAATTTGCTTGGCGATCTCGAAGCCGAGCAGCGCGACGCCGCCAGCGGCGCCGAGCGCGCCGAGCCGCATCATGCCGAACGCCTTGTAGGCTTCGCCGGCTTCGCCCGCCATCCGCTTGAGGATGGCGATCGCCTCGGTGTTCTCGCGCTTGAACCGCTCGGCGTGCTGTTTGCCTGAGCCTTCGGCCAGATCTTTGAATCCGCCCTTGAGCTGCTTCAGCCCGGCCGACGCATTGTCGACCAGGGTGACGGTCAGGCGCAGCTCGTCGCGTTCTGTCGCCATCAGTTACTCGTCACCTGATTGCCGCGTGTTTTCCATTTGCGCGGTGCGGTGCGCATGCAGCAGCACCTCGTCCATCGGCATGGAAAGAAAAACGTCGGGCGAGACGTGGTAGTGCTTGGCAAGCCGGTAGCAGATGAGGATGATCTCTTCCTCGTCGCCTACCAGGCGGCCAATTCGGGCAGAAAAAAACCGCGAATCCGATAGGCGCAACTGTTCCAGTCGCGGGTATCCATGTCCTCGATGAACGGCGGCAGGATGTTGGTGAGCGCCGCGATCATGTAGGTCATCTTGCGCTCCTCGATGACGATCTCACCGTCGGAGTTGACGCGAACCGGGTTGCCATAGCGGTTGATGTCGCCGGCCCGCGGCTCGCGCATGATCACCTGTTTGACTTCCTCGCCGTTGTTGTTGCGGATCGGCTTGTGCCGCAACGTGACGGTGATCGGCCATTCGTGCTCGGCCGGTGCCGGCAACTCGGCCGGCGACGGCTCGATCGTCGGCGGCGGGACGGTGCGCTTGGGCACCGGCTGCTCGGCAACGAACCCCTCGCCGGGTGGTTTGACCGCAACATTCATAGTGACATCTCCTGGCACGTCAGGCCTTCCCAGCGAACCCGCACCTGACCGTCGCGGGTTTGGTTTTCAAGGTTGCCTTTGCAGGTTGCGCCCGTCAGCACGTACTGCATTTTATTGGCAAGCTGCGCGACCACCGTGACGTTGGTTTGCCGCAAGAGGTCTTCGAGGAAGAAGCCGGGCATGGTCGTCAGATCGCCCTCGATATGCGGAACGATCGGTAACTCCTGGTATCCATGCACGCCATCCTGGCCGGCGAGCATCGTGCGCTCGACCGGGGATGGACTCACGACGAAGTTGCCGCGCAACGCCATTTGGTTGCCGTCCACCGTGAGGAAGGCAGTGCCACCGACTCTCTGTGCCATCGCTTAGTTTCCTTTCGTCGTTGATCGGGATCATGCGCCGGATGCGGCGTTGAACGGACCCGTGGCCGCGCCGATGATTGTGTTGTCGATGCCGCGGTCATACTGGAGCCGGAACTGCGCCAGCACCGCGAAGATGCGCAACTGGTTGATCATGTCGGGCGGATACAGGATATCCATCCGGTTAGCATCGTTGACGTTGCGCTCGACCTGGAGATGCGCCTTGAAGTTGGCGATGTCTTCGACCAGGCCGTTGTACATGTCGATTTGGTACTGTGCGATCAGCTCGGCCTTGACGATGCCGGGCGTGACCACCGCCTGGCCCTGGCCGAACTTGGTGCCGTCGTTCGCAATCTTGTGCCGCGGGAATTTCGACGTGATGACCTGCTTCTGATTGCGTAGCAGCTTGGCGAGCGTCGCCAGCGTGGTCATCAGTTCGTAGGCATCATCTGGCTGGCCGTAGAGGTTGGTCTGGTAGGTCGTTTGCTCCCGGGCGATCATCGGCTGGTTGTCGGCGCCGATTTTCTGGATCGCGAGGCCGGTCGACGCCAGCGAGTTGATGTCGACGAAGTCGAACCGCTTGTCGATGGGCGCCGCCTTGATCTGGTTGAGCGACAGCGACTGCAGCGGCCGCGCCGGATCGTCGATGAATGCCCGTTGCGTCTTGGCGGCATAGGCGGCGGCCCATTCAAAGCAGGGCGACGGGCTCGCCTTTTCAAATGCCAGGATCGAGATGACGGGCGAGTTGTTGCCTTCGCCGAACAGCAACAGACTGGCATAGTCGCCGCGCTTGGCCGAGATCACATGCCCGAACAATTCGCGCTGCCAGCCCCAGCGGCCCTGGTCGGTGAAGCCGTATTCCTGGTCCCAGTCGAACAGCGAGGCGGTGTCGGTGTAGGGCATCGCCACGTACTCGAACGGCTCCTCGCCCAGGTTCAAGATCGCGGTGGTGAAGTCCGGCACGCCGGTGCCGCCGGTGAGAACGCCATTGACCGGCAACGTGATGCCGAGCCCAGGGGGCGTCTGCTCGCCGCCGCGGCTGCCGTAGTAATTGAGCATCACGTTGATGTCGTTGGCGTTCACGGACTTGAACGTCGACGTGAGCGTGATCGCGCCCGCGATCGCATGGGCGGTGACCGGCAGCGATACGTGTGCGTTGATGGCGTCCTCGAGCGCCGTTGCAATCTCGTCCACGGCGTCGGTCGGCGAGACGTTCACCATCACATGCTGGCCGCCAATGTAGAGGTGGATGGTGCCAGCCGCAGTCGGCGCCGCGGTAATCGTGACCATGCCGGTCGCGGTCACGGCCGCGGTTGGCTCCTTGAGCGGCAGGCCCCAGACTTCGTTCGCCCAGTTGTTGGCGAAAAACGCTCTGAACATGCAACTGAGTTCGGAGCCCATGCCGAACGCCTGGTCGGCTTGCGCCTGGCTCGAGATCGGCAGCGCGACGTCGGGCGGCGCTTCGCCGTCGGCGTTCATCACGCCGACCAGCAGTGCCCGCAGATTGATGGTCGGCAGGCCCGCCATCGACGGGTCCACCTCCACCCAATAGAGCGGGACTTTGATGTTGGCAGGAATGTTCGCGAAGGAGATCGGCATGGGCTGTGCCCTTTCGGTTCGGGGTTGCTTTTAAGCCGCGGGCTCTGCTGGCTCTGCTGCGGTTGGCTGCGCGGGCTTGTTGTGTTGCTCTTCTTGCTGCTCGGGCTCTGCTGCCGCGGGCTTGGGTTGCTCTTCGCGTGTGACGGTGCCGTCCATGAGCCGCCGCTTGGTAAAGCGGTCATCCGGCCAGGTGGCGCCGCCCTCCTTGCGGAAGCCGCCGCCGGTCGGGTGCTTGAGCACGCGGCGCATGTCGGCGTCGCGCGGCACCACGCGAACACCGGGCGGGATATTGGCGCGCAGCTTCTCAATACGATCACGCTGGCGCTGACCGCGCAGCGAGACTGTCGTCTTGGTAGCGATCATGTTGTCTTCTCCTTTTTCGCCGGCCGTCGTTTGGAAATGTCGAACAGATAGTCGCGCTTGACCTGCAGGCGCTGATCCATTTCGGCTTGCGTGTCGCCCGGCTTGATGCCGGTCTCGACGTGAATGTGCGCGAGGTCGTCGGTGATCACTGGCGGCCAGCCGGTGCGGAAAAACGCCCAGACGTCGTATTGCAATTCGCCGACCGGCGTTTCATTGACCAATGCGGCGTCGCCGAAATTGAACCGGCGCCGGCCGCGTGTGATACTTTCGATGATGGTGTTGTCCGGGTTGCCGGTCCCGGTGTGCGGATTGTAGGTGTCGATCAGGTTCATGATGTACGGGTCAGGCCACAGCCGATTCATAATCCGCCAGAAGGCCGCATCGAGCATGCGCTCGTTCGCCACTTGATCGTTGTTCGCGATCATCACCGAAAAGCCGATCTGCAGCGTGTGACAAAAGCGGACCTCACCAGCGTTGGGATCACCGTCGGGCTCCATGGCCTCGTCGGCGATGTAGACCCCGAGGTAGGGCAGCAGCTCGGCCTGCACGCGCAGCATCGGCGTCTTGCGCTTGGTGTAATTCGCAAAGAACGGGTCGCCCGCGACCGCATCGAAAAACACGTCGCGGATCACCAGTGAATAGCTCTGCGTGTCGGTGACGCCCATCAGCGTTCATAGGTCTCGTATTTGCGAATTTTCAGCGCGGTCTGACCGCCGCCGTTTGAACTCACGTCGATGACCTCGAACTCGCCGAGCGGCCTGCCGTTGCTGTCGAGCGGGATGGTGCAGTGATCGCCCTGCTGTGGCAGCACGGCGAAGTCGCTCTCGCGGATGTCGAGGAGCGTGCGCTGGTTGGCGAAGATCGAGCCGTCGAGCGCGGCGACGTCGTCTTCGTAGGTGGAGAAAATGCCGACGCCGGAATAGGCCGGCGCGCCGGGCTGCGAGGCCAGCGGCGTGAACGTCACCGGCACCGCATAGAAGTCGAACACGGTGCTCTGCAGCAACACATCGAAATTCACGGCCATTTCACGGTCTCATGCACCAGTTCGATCACCCGCTTTTTGAGTTCGTCCCAGAGCCCCTCGCGCAGGACCGGGCGTCGCGCGTAGCCCCGCTTGCGGCGGCGTTTCAGGTTCTTGCGGAGCGAGCCGCGGCCGCGGCTAAAGATGCGCTGCCGCACCTTCAGCACGCGACGGCGCTTGGTCGTAAACGGGGCCGGATATTTGCTGCCGAGGTTTTCGCTGCGCCAATCGGCAACCTCGCGCGGCACATAGGTTTGCAGCGAGTGGATTTGCCGCGACACCGCATCCAACTTTTTGATGAGCGCGTCGGCGCCGGTAAACTGTGCTTCAAACATCGAAGCGCATGTATTTGTACAGCAGGGCGTTGACGGTCTCGTTTGCGGCCTGCAGCGGCGCGGCGACGCCAGACTTGCCGAGAATCGCCGCCGGGTCGTAAAACGCCACCCGCGACTCGCGATGGGTGATTTGGCGAATGCCGCTAGTGGCGTTGATGCGGGCCATTAGCCGAACGGCCTGGATCAGCAACCCGGTCGCCGCCTTGAGCGCCGGCGGCGCCTCGTCCGGCAAGTGATAGCCGCCGCTGTAGGTCACCATCACCGGCTCGGTCCAGGCGGTCTCGATGCGCAGCTTGCCGGATGAGTTCTCGACTTCGTAAACCGCCGGATCGATCGCGCTGCCGCGCGGCGACTCCACCGCTGTGATGTCGTCATCGGCAACTGGATAGCGCGTCAGAAACAAGCGCGGCCGGTCAAACGGCGGCTGCTCGCTGCGCCAAGTCTCCTCGACTGTTTCATAGGCAAACACGCGATTGCACATGGTGGCGACGACGTCGCTGTATTGATCGATCCACAGGCGCAGCTGGACGTCTTCGTGGGTGTCGGTCGGCGACAGGTTGAGCATGCCCTTGAGTTCATCCAGCGTCAGCAGCGCATAGCTGTCGGCCGGCACCAGCACCTTGACCCAGACGTCAGCCATGACGCGCCTCGTCGTGGAACTGCTCGAACAGGCTGCGCAACTCGAGCGGCGGCGCTTCGCTCTGATCGGACAGGATCGGTCTGGCGGTGTAGGCGGCGCGGTCGATGCTCCAGCCGACGATGAGCGGCGCCGACGTGCCCGGCAACCCGCGCGCGCCAGGCTCACCGCGATCGCCGCGGTCGCCGGACGGCCCTTTGATGCCCTGCTTGCCGGCCGAAGCGATCAGTTGCCAACCCTCGCCCGGGCAGGGGCCCGGTCCATCGCGGCGCGCGATAAAGCTCGAGCCGCTGAGCGCGACAATATCGAGCGCCGCATAGGCCTCGCCCTCGGCGAAGGTGCCGCGCACCCGTGGCATCGCCGCATCGCGGCCCGGACGCGCCAAGCAGACCCAATCGGCCTTAGCCGTCGAGACGGCCCCCGGCGCCTGCCCAGTATCGCGCGCGGCCTGGAAGGTGCCGCCGGCATGGGTGACCACCACGCCTGCGTAGTGAACGGTATCGGGCACCCAGTCGCGCGCCACCGGCAGCGCCCCCGGTTCGCCTTGCGGCCCCGCTGGGCCGGCCGGGCCAGCCTCGCCCGCGGGCCCGGGCGTCCCAGGCGCCCCAGGTTCGCCCGGCGCCCCTGGCGTTCCGGGCGGCCCTTGCGGCCCCGGCTCGCCAGCAAGCCCCGGCAGGCCGCGCTCGCCGGGCGCGCCTGGAATGCCGTCAGGGCCTGCCACGCCGGGCGCCCCGTGCTCGCCCGCGGGCCCGGGCGTCCCAGGCGCCCCAGGTTCGCCCGGCGCGCCAGCGAGCCCCTGTGCGCCCGCGGCACCGGGTTCGCCGGGCGGCCCTTGCAGGCCGGCGGCGCCCGCCGGCCCAGGCGCGCCAGGTTCGCCGTCGCGTACCGCCGCGAGCCGGTCGGCAACCTGGCGCAAGACCTCGGCGCGCAACTCGACGACGACGGCGCGCAATTCGGCGATCGTTGCCTGCGCCTGCGCCTCGATCAGCAAGCGCTCGCGCTGCCATTGGCGGCGCTCGGTGTCGAGCACATCGCCAAGCGCCTCGCGCCACGCCTCAAGCAGACAATCGGCGGCGTCCGATTCGGTCGGCGCTTGCGAAAAGGTTTCGGACCTCTCGTGCAATGTCATCGCGGTTGCCTTTTGGCGGTGCCGGAGGTGGTGGCGGTGGCGGCGCCGCGGGAGGAGGCGGCGCCGCCGATGCAGCCGGGATCTTCCCGATCTGGCTCAACGGGACGACCTGCTGCTGGACGCGCGGCTCATCGCCGAACTCAACGCTGTCGAAGCCCTCGGAATTGCGTGCTTCGTTCGGCGAAAAAATGCCGCCCTGCACGCCGCGCGCCAAGCTCTCGATGCGGTCCTTCATCGCCGAGCGCAGCAGCGCCGCGGTGTCGAATTCGACATACTCGTCGGGCTGGCCCTTGAGCCCGAACAGCAAGCCGATCGCCTCCTCGACGTGATTGAGCGCGAAGCCCAGGCCGCTCGATTTCCAACTCTGCATCAGCTGCTCGGTTGAACTGTAAGTGGCGCCGCCGAGGCCGAGGATTTGCAGCGGGATGCGAAACGCCAGCGCAATGTGCTCGTTGGAGAGTTTCATCATCTCGGCGGTGTCGGCATCCTTGCTGCCGACCGACCAGGGCTGCACCTTGAGTCCGGCGGTGAGGATCGGCGTGCCGCCCTGGTGCAGCCTCTTGGATTGCTCGTCCCAACTGGCACGCAATTCATCGCGCTGCGCAGTGGAAAGCTGAAGGTCGGTTGAGATCACCGCCGACGGCCGCGCCTCGTTCAGGTAGTACCCCAGTTGCTGGCGCGCGATCGCGGCGTTGACGCCGATGTCGCTATAGGCCGCGACGATCGGGCTCTCGCCCACCAGCGGCGTCGGGTAGCGATGCCGCACCGTATGCAAACGGATGTGCAGGACGTCGCGCTGCGGCACGATCAACGCCTCGGGCCCGAGCCGTCTCTCGATCACCTGGTTGCCGTGCAACTGGTAGAAGATTTCGCCATTGCTGCCGAGCCGTGGATACGACAGCAGCGGGTCCATGAGATGGAGTTCGACGATCTCGAACCGCGCGTTGCGCAGCGCGAGCGCATAGGCGTTGCCTTCCAGATAGAGCGAGCGCATTGCGTTCAGCATGAAATCGCTGATCGACTGATAGTCGTTGGGGTGGCGCAGCAGCCGCGAGAGCGACGAGGTGGTGACGCGCTCGCGGCCGCCTTTGTCGTTGAGCAGCCAGTGCTCGCCCGGCAGCATCGCCACGGTCTGCGCATAGGCTGAGACGCAGGCCTCGACCATCGCCGACTGCGTCGAGGTCCCCTGGATGTTGTGGCCGTTCTGCCACCAGTTGATGCTGTCGCCAACGTCGGCCGGGAGCCAGCCGCCGGAGACCGGCAGCAGCCACGGGCCGGCGTGCGGCTCGCCCTCGGCCTTGGTGAGCATGGGGACGCTCGAGGCCTTGACGCGGAACCGCGGCTTGGCGACAGCCGTCTCAGTCATGATGCGACGCTGCACCCCGGGTCTGATAATCGCCGCGGGCCGCCGGCTTCTTGGCCTCGACCTGCCGCGTGCTGCTGGTGGTGCCAGCCGCAGTCGGCGTGATGCCCTGATCTGGCAGTGAGCCATCCGGCGCCTTGTCGATCACATGCACGCCAGACGCTGCCAGATCATTTTCTTCCTGCGTCGGCGTTGGCTTGACGGCAGTGGTGGCGTCGCGCTGCTCGGCATGCGCCTTCTCGCGCGTTTGCCGTTCCTCTGCGAGGCGCTTCTTCGTGGCCTCTTCCTGCTCGGCCTGCTGACGCTTGCGCGCAGCCTCGGCATTGGTGTCGTGTTCAGCCATGTTGCAAATCCTCCAGGTTGGGGCCTTTGACCGGTATGGTCACTACCAGGTAACGCCGGACACGAACGAAACGACACCCGCGCGCCGGATCGTCCAGTTCGTCGGGAGGATCAGCCGAAGGGCGAGCGAATCCGTTTGCCACATCGACTTGACCGGGGCCGCAACGACGGGCGGCGTGCCGGCGGTGCCGATGTCGAGCGGAGTCGTATCGTCGAAGTGCAGCGTCGCCTGATCGCTGATTTCGAAGCGCGGCGCGTCCCCGCCCACCGCAACGAAGTCAGCTGCATCGATAGCGATCACCGTACCGGCCGGGACCGTGCCGGAATCGATAATCGGCCAGCCGCCCAACCGGCCCTCCTGGATCTCATCGCGATACGGGAAAACGCCTGCACCGGGAGCGGCAACATAGAGCGCGCTGTTGATCTGCTGCGGGTTCATCAGCCAGACCGGGTTGCGCACATTGCCCTTGGTGCCGGTGAGCAGGGCGCCAGAGACCTGCTTGACGTCCCCGGTAAGAGCATTGAAGCCGCCGCCAGCGGTCGGCGTCAGGCCGGAAATGCCGTTGAGGATGCCCGCAGGACGCACGACCGTCGCGGGGTTGGCGTCGAGCAGTACCGAGTCGAGCGAGATTGCGGTATCTTCCTGCACGGCGTCGCGCAGCAAGCCCTCGATCGCGGGGACGCTGTGCTCGCTGAGTTCCCGGGTCCAGGTGGTGATGACGGCCATCTTCTTCGGCGTCAGCGTCTGCGAGGTGAACAGGCCCTGACGGACTGGGATCGGCAACCCTTCGCCGACAAACGAGCCGGCGATGGTGGGCGTGGTCGCCCGCGTCGGAATGAGGATCTTGCCGGCGCTGCCGAAATTCAGCGACAGGCCCTTGGCCGCCAGCCGCGGATAGACCGCCTTTGGGTAAAGCACTTCCATGAACGCTGCGAACAGCGTTTGCGCCAGCTCGGCGGCCCAGCCGGTCGTCGTTGTCGTCGCGGGCGCTGTGGCTGCACGCATTGACCACTCGAGCATTGCCCGGGTTGCTTCATCGTCGCCGTAGACTTCCCGGATTTTCTGCTGAACCGGGACGCGGTCGCGATGCGCGAGCAGCTGGACGGTGCCAGCGCGCACCAGATGGTCGAGCGGGCTCAACGCCTTCTTCGGCGGCATGCTGAACGGCCGCGGCGCGCTGGTTTGCAGAATGACCGCGGGCGCGGGCATCGACGTTCGCGCCGGGACGAGAGCACGTGAGCCGTCGTCGGATATCGCGCCGATATGCCGCTCGGCATCGCGCAGGCCGGTGAGCGCGCGCTCTTCCTGCGTGATGCGCTCGGTGATCCCGTTGGCGGTGGCCAACTGCTCGTCGGTGACATTGCTCTCGTCAGTCTTACTCCAGTGTTCGGTGAGTTGATCCCGCAGCACATTGATGCGCTGTTCGGTAGCCGCGATGCGTTGAGCGAACGACGACATGGTCGTGCCCCTCCTGATGACTTGCGGTGGTGTATCGGCATGCCCGCCGGTGAGCCCGCGCCGTCTCATGCCGTTTCCATTGCCTTTCCCGGCGAAAACGAAATCGATGGTGGCGGGTGAGATGTTGAGCGACTTGGCGATGGCCAGCGCATTCGGGTTGGCTGGCACCGAGACCAGGCTGGTCTCCATCAGTTCGGCCTTGGTGAAAAACACGCCGTAGTCGGATTCCGGCCGCGGACGCGACTCCTTCGGGCGGAAGCCCACGCTGACGGCGCGCAGGATGTCGGCGTCGACCAGCTTGCGGATTTCATCGATGCGCGGGCTGGTGCCAGCGTCCGCGAGTTCCAGGTAGCCGCGCAGCTGCTTGTCGATAACGCGCAGGTTCTTCCACTTGCCGATCGGCGGAAGGCTACTTTGATGCCCAAACAGGGCGACCGGATTCTTACGGAAGTCCGCCAGATCCCAGCCGTCGGCCATGATGACGTCGCCCATGCGATCGGGCGTCTCGTCCGACAGCACATATTCGAGCCCGCCGGTCTTGCTGGTATGGGTCTTGTGACAGATGTCGCTGTCCTTGGCGCCGCGGTCGTCCCAGATCAGCTGGCAGACGTCCTCGTCGCCGACCTCATCGCTGCAACGGTCCATGAAATCCTCATAGGACTCGTCGTCGTCGGGATAGAGCTCGCCGTCCTGGCGCCGGGCACGTTGCACGCGCATGTCGGTCTCCTGCGAAAGCCTTCGGGGATTAGCGTTGGCGGACTTGGATCGCGTGTTCGATCGCGGCCTCGAGCGCCGCAATGCGCTGCTCGAGCTCGTCGATCCGGCGCGAGGGCTCGTCGCGGCCGGTCATGGTGAAGTGAATTTCGTACCAGGCGTCGCCACCCGCGCAGGCGTAGAGGCCGACGGCTGGCGCCGTGATGTCGCGATCGCAGCCGGCGAGCAATTCGAGCTGCGGCGGATTGTGTTTTAGCGTGATCCCGGCCGCGAACATCACCCGTTTGACGATCGCCGGTCCCGCGCCAAACGATTCAATACTGCCTTCGCCTTTAATGCGGACCGCGTTGCTGTCGACGCTGTCGTCGAGCGGCGCAAGGGCGACGCGACGCGCGCACGCCAGCGTGACAGGTGCAGCTTCACCATGTGCGCAGCGCCATTGCAAAATCGGCACAACGGATCATCTCCGGTCGAGCGGCCAGCCGTCGGCGTCGACGCCCGGACGCTCTTGCTCGAGTTTCTGTTTGATCGAGTTGTGGCAGGGCGCGCACAACGATTGCAGCGCGCCGAGTACGAACAAATTCCAGTCGCCGCGATGCGGCTTGACGTGATCGACTACGGTCGCGCGCACGACCTGGCCGCGCTCGCCGCAGAACCTACACAGCGGATGCGCCAACAGTTGCTGGCGACGGCGGCGCTGCCAATATGCGCCGGTATAAAAGCCATGCCAGGCCGTGCGCTGGCCTGATCTCGCAACATCTTGGCCGGATCGGTCAAAACCCGATGCGGCAGCCTCGGTATCGTCCGGCCGCCCCCGCTGTGTGGGATGAGAGGATTTGGACATGAAGGCAACCATTGGATTTTTGGCGTTCGCCCTGCTCGGTTCGCCGGCAACGGCTTGGGAATATAAGCCATTGACGGTCGGCGCTGTCGTCACATTCAACGATCGGGGCGACAGGCCCCTCCGTGATTACTTCGGCTGCTTTGACAAGGAAAACACCTTGGCGGCCTTTCATCTTTGGTCTGACCGGTGGAACGGCTCCTACGTTGGCGACGCCGCCGTAAATCGATTTGTGCAAGCTCACGGCGATCTCGATGCGGAACTCGCGAGAGATGAGCGCGCCGGCCGTCCAAGGCCATATTCTTCTTCTTTTTTCTGGCGAAATATCTGTCTGCCATTCCATCCCGGCGAAGAGTGGAAGGTTCAGCAGGTCTATAACTGGCGCGATCCGAAGGAGCCGAACGCGCAGTTGGTCTGTTTGGAGACTACTCTTAATTTCGATCCGGGGCCTCCGCGGGGGCAGAAGAAGCTCCCGGAGGAGTACGGCCCGTTCAAGCCGTTCTGCTGGTGGACCGCCTTGTTCATGCCGCCGACGATCGTCCGTCGCTAAGCGACGATGTGCAGCGTCGGGATACCGAGCAGCAGGGCCACCAGCATGTACAGGCCGATCAGCGCCACCACGATGATGTAGCCGCGCTTCACGTTCTCAGGCACCGCGAGGCTCATCCACGAGCAAAACCAGAGAATGATCGCGCCGACCAACAACAGGATGGCGACGACAATCGCGATGTTGATGATGCCGAGCAAGATCGCTGAGAGCGTCATTTGAGGGGTGTTCCTGTGGTTCTCGCTCACGCATCCCCTGCCGGGTGAATCACACTTGATGCCTGCGCTGCTGGCGCTGATGACGAGAGGCTTGCGCAGTTCTTCCGCTGCAAGTTAGGCCGGGTCTTGCCTCCCGGCGCGGCTTCCGATTTTGGCCCTTTAGCCACAGGAACGTTCGCACGATAGGAGCATGGCAACGGCCACGCAATCTCCGGCTCAACGCGGGACGGGCCCGCCGCGGTGCGGCTCGGGCGTAGACGATGCGCGGGCGGCGGGCGGCGCCGGCTCGGCTGTGCGGGCGGCGGGCGGCGCCGGCTCGGCGGTCTCGACCGCAATGGCGAACCGGCAGTTTTCCTTCTGCTCGACTGGATGGCTGCGCGAGCCGGACCTGAACTTGATGAAGGCGATCGACCTAGTCCACGCCTCACGCACCACGATGCCGGTGCTCGGCTTGGCCGCGATGGTGACCTCGTCGCCATCCGACGTGAACAGGTCGTTGTAGAAGTTGCCGTCGCTCGACACTTGGAAGGTGAGGTTCGACGGCGTGAATTCCTGCGGCACGGTAATGCGCACGATGGTGCCAGCCGAGCAATCGGCGCCATCGGAGAGCGACTCACCGGCGGCAATGGTCGGCCCGTCAACGATGGTCAGCGGCATGGGGTATTTTCCTTCCTTTGTTGCGCGTCGGAAACGACCTTTGGCATCATGCGAGCGACCCAGCACGCCGCCGTCGGTTGATACCAAACAGCGCGAGAGCCGCGGCAAGCAGCCCCGGCAACCCCGCACCAGCCAGAGGCACAGGCACTGCAGCGACCGACAGGTTGCCACCATAGCCGGCGGTGGTGCCAGCGTTACCGCTGATGTCCAGGTAATAGCTGCCAGGATTGAGCAGCGCCGATCCCGCAAAGCCTTGGCAGTCGGGCGTCAGCGGACACGCGACCGCATTGGCGGGGCCGATCACACGAACGTCGTTGCCGTTGCCGACGATGCCGTCGACGCTGTTAAACACCGACCCGGTGAAGTTTGCGATGAAGTCCGCAACGGGGTCTGCAAACGTATTGGTCACGGACGCGATCGTGATGAACTTCGGGCCGCCGACCAGTTGGAACGTGAGCTGATCATCAAACGGCCCAGCACCGGGCACGTGACTGAAGGCACCCGCGGCCGACGTTGGATTGACGCCGAGGTCCTCGATGACGGCGGCATGGCCATTGATCGGCAAGACCAACAGCAGGGCCGTCGCTAACAACAGCTTCTTCATGTTCAGTTTCCTTTGGTTTTGAGAGTCATGATGCGGCCGCGCGCACGGCTAGCAACTTGCCCTGAAGCTCGCTCACGGAATCTTGCGATTTGATCAACCGCGCCTGCAGATCGGTGATCTGATCCTTCAGGCTCTGCATGTTCGTTTCATAGCGCGCACGGTTGTCTTCATGCGTTTTAACGGCGTGCTTTAGCTGTGCGTTCTCGTGCGCAAGATGCGCCGCCGACGCCCGCAGCCCGGCAATCTGTTGCGCGTCGGAAAGCGGCAGCGATTCGACCTTGTCCTTCGGCTTCTCGGTCATCCCTATGAGCGCCTCAGTCGGCCGCCGCTTTACTTGCCTATTCTATTTTTACTGCGTTTGTCTAAATAATAGCGAACGAATACTGGCGAATACTGTTGACGGCTTCCACGAATACTATACATTGCAGATATTGAAAGCCGGTTGGCGCCGGCAAACACCGCGAGGAGACCCGAAAATGAAACTGACCTTGAACATCGCATTGGCCGCCCTGAGCGCAGTTTTCTGGGTCGGCGTATTTGGCGGCCTTGGCTTTGACAGCCTGTCCGCCCTTACTCTTGGCACCGTGGTTGCCGGCTTTACCGCCACGCAGCTTTGAGGCTGGCCATGAACCTGCTTAAGCCTGCCGATGCCGGGTCCGGATTGGTTCATCATCCGGTTTGATGCTGACGGCAAGAAGGCTTGCATCCATCGTTCGATGCTGGCGATTTCCAACCAATAATCGGGGAACACTAAAAGGCAAAGGCGATCATCATACCGGTCCGCTGAATTTCCCCCTGACCTAACCGGGAGTGGCCGGCAAGATTGGCGTCTCGCCGGCCTGGCCGCATGGAGCTCGACCCACGCCCGCGAGGACACGGGGGAGCCTCAAACGGCCAGCCAGACTCTACGCGAAAAACAACTGATATTCTGGTCTACCCGATCAAAGCCTGGATATCGATCGGCTTGTTGGTTTGCCGGTCGCGCGCGCGCAACCCGAGCAGCATTGCCAGCGCCACCGCGCCATCGATCCGAAACCTGGCTTTGCCCTTGTCGAGTTTCCGATTTCCGGCCGGATCGGTCGTGGCGATCGCGTTACCAATATTCCAGTTCAGTAACGGATTGTTACCATGCAGCAGCGAGCGCTCGGTGATGGCCAGCTCGAGCGCATCAATGGCCGGCGCCATATCCTTAAACCCTTGGCCCCAAGGGACCACGCGCAGTCCGTCGCCTTTCTCGCCATCCTTATAGGTTTGCAGTCCGAGCCGATCGAACTCGCGCATCAGTTCGTCGATGCGCCAGCGATCATAGGCAAGACCGCGGATCTGATACCGCTTCGTGAGCTCGGCCACGAACCGCGCGATGGTTTCGGGGGCGATGCTTCTCCCCGGGCTCACCTCGAGATAGTCGGCCTGGTGCCATTCCACATACCGCTGATTGCCCGCGCCGAAGTCGCGATCGCTATGCTCGCGCAACAGCTCGGTCGGCTTCCAGAACCACGGCCGCACCCGCATCGGCTCGTCGACCGAGCCCATCACCAACGCGGTGAGGTCGAGCACGCTCGACAGGTCGAGCCCGAGATAGACTTCCTCGCCCTCAATGAACTCGACAGGCTCGGTCGCCGCGCAGGCGAACCATTCGGCGCGCGCGATCAGCGGCGATGATGGCGACACCCGCTGATTCAGAAACAGGTTGCGGACCTTGGGCTCTTCGCCCGGCATCCGCATCGCCTTGTGCACGGCGGTGACCAGGTCTTCGCGATCGCGAAAGATGCCGAGCGCGGGGTTGGCCTTGGCCCACTGCGCCTCGTCGTCGAGCGCGCAATCTTCGTCCGCGGCGTACAGGTGGCAGACAATCGCCGGATCGGTCTTCGCCAGCCCGTCGTCGATCAGCTTCGAAAGGATGTGCTCGGGATCGTTCGACTGCGTGCTGATAGTGACGAACAGCGGCTCATCGCGGGCGCCAAACGACGTGTCGAGCACGTCGTAGAGATCGCGGCTCTTCGCTTGCGCCAGCTCGTCGTAGATCACCAGGCTCGGCAGGTAGCCGTGCTTCGTTCCCGCTTCCGCCGACACCGCCCGGTAGATCGAGCCGGTCGGCCGCGCTACCATGGTCTTGGTCGACGGCACCACGTCGACCACCGTCATCAGCTCAGGCTCGAGCTCGACGATCTGGCGGGCGAACTTGAACACGATCGCCGCCTGGTCGCGATCGTTCGCCGCGCTGTAGATCTCACCGTTCGGGATCGCTTCCGGCCCGATCAGATGCGCCAAGGCCAAGGCCGCGATCAGGGCGGTCTTCCCATTCTTCCGACCAATGGACAGGATCGCTCGGCGCACCACCCGGCGGCCGTTGCGATGCGGCTCGTAGATGTCCCTGATCCACGCCTTCTGAAACGCCGCCAGCTTGAACCGCTTCCCCTGTCCCTTTCCGCTCGGCACTGTCAGGGTTTCGATGAACTTGATAACCCGCGCGGCGCGCCGCTTTCCGCTCGGCGTTACTTTCACGTCCGCCGATAAGTCCGGCAAACTTCGGTCTGGCGGCTTCAGCTCCGGCGGCAACACGAGCCCGGGCGGATGGGGTAAATCCAAACTCGGCGGCATATTTCACCATGTCGCTGGCGGCATGTTTAGCAATCACAACCAACGGATTTGTGATCGCAGTGCCGCGGGTGTTCTCAATCATCAAGCCGCCCGTAAGCGGTTCGTCCGCAGCCATCCTGGCAATTAATTTTTCCGCCGCAACCCAGCGCCCGTAGGCCTGGCAGTAGGCCGCGAATGGCCGCTCGTCGACCAGCGTCAACAAGCCCAGACGATGGAGTTCGACGACAATGCGGCGCCACTCGTCCTTGGCAACAGGCATCAGAAATTCCGGCGGCTCAGGGATGTCCGCCGCAATGTCAGGCTCGATCTCGGGATGCAGCCGACGCTGCCCAGGATTGCCGCGCAACACCCTGAGATGCGTCGGAACCGGCTTACGTCCTCTCACCATCCGCGTACCTCGTCCGTCCGATCGCACCCCACCGGCGCCCGCCGGATTCCAGCCAAAGTTCCATCAATTCGAATTCGCTAATCGCAGAATTTGACATGGAAGCCCGGCAGCGCGTTCCGCGGCGCCTCGCCGACACATTTTCTGGGGCCCCCCCGGCCCGCGAGGATGGCCAAGGAGAGCCTCAACGCAATGGGTGGCTAGGGTAGTAGCCCCCGACTGGATGGCCATTCAGCGGGCAAGCGTGAGGGGGTGGCGGGCTATCGGCTGAGGGCGGATTCTGCTGGGTTTCCTAGCATCCGCACGGCACATCGCCCGACGTTTTGGGCAATTCCGCCGTCTTATCAACTGCATCGGCACCGGTCTTTGTATTCGATCATAACCGTCGGCACAAGCCCTAGTAGGCAACAGCATCGTCGGCGCGGACAACGGCGGTGACTTGTCGGCCGAGTGCCGTGAGCAGGACGCGCACACGGTCACGACCGGACATGCCTTGGTAGATCGCGGACTGTCCACGGAACGCGCCACGCACGAGACGAACAGATTGGCCCGAGCGCAATGGTGGCAAGCGAACGATCCCGTTGACTTCGCGCGCGCGCAGCTCGTCGATCACCCGATCGGACAAGCGCGCAGGCGTGTCACCATCACGCAGTACGCGCACGACGCCAAGGGTGGATGCGATCGGTGTCCAACGGTCCACGACCCAAACGAACAGGTAGCACGGAAACAGCGGCACGATGATTGGGTCGCGCTTGCGGTCACGCACGCTCGTGACGGGCAGATAGGTTTCGAAGCCGCGACACTGCAGGCCCTTCAGCACAGCCTTTTCCCAGGCTGAAGCTGTTTGAACGATGGTCCAGTAGGGCATCATGCGCGCGCTCCCGCTTCGACCAGCTTGATCGCATCGCCGACGGTCACGATGGCGTCGGCGGCGGCGTCCTCGATCTTGCAGTGAAACGCTTCCTCGAACGCCATCACCAACTCGAGTTGGTCCAGGCTGTCGGCACGAAGATCGTCGACGAACTTCGCGGCGTCGGTCACTTTGTGGGTTTCGACGCCGAGGTGCTCGCTGATGATCTTGCGCACCCGATCTGCGACGTCCGTCATGGTTGCGCTCCCTCAATTCGGGGTTGCCCTCTCATGAGCTTGTCGAGCACGACACCGATGACGGTGGATGGCGAGCCGTCGGCTTCGCGCGTGATCGCCGCGGCCATGGTGGCGAGCGGCACGCCGTGCTGCAAGGCGAGTGAGACGAGGATGGCGGTATCGCGGACGTTGGCTTCGAGGTCGCTGCCGCTTTTGCTGCCGGTGATGAACACCTCGCCCACGCGGCCGTCGGGATATCTGCCCAGTGTCACGTGAAACACCGCGGCCTTGCCGCCGTGACGGAGTTCGAACATTTCGGATGCGCGGCGTTGCGGCAGCGGCTGGCGGCGGTGTGGCTTGGCGATGGGGCCGGTCATGGCCAGAGCACCCAGGCGAGCATGGCGACGGCGATCAGGGCGGTCAGCGCCCAGAGCACGAGCACCATGCGTTCTTGCACGGGTTCCATGGCTGGTTTACCCCGCCACCGTTTGACGGGTGCGACGGTGTTCTGGTGTGCTCAAAAAAAGCGATCGGGACAACTCTCTAAGATATAGAGGTAGAGTCTGTCCCGTCCCGAATCCCGCAACCCCGCAACGCCATCCCTGGGGTGAATGGCTGCGGGGCGGTTCGGGACAGAGGTTTTCCATATGGAATGGGCATAAGCCTGCTGTCGGGACAAAATCGGGACGAGGCTTGTCCCGCGGTTCCAAAAAAACGCCACTCAACCTATGCGCTGATGGTATCGGGACAACACTCTGTCCCGCCGGTTTACGCTTTTTTATGCAGCGTGATAGGTTCATAGGAGGTTCGTTTGTGCGGCGCGGTTGCGGGCGTCGTGGAAGCGGAGTGCGGCTTTTCGGGCGGCGGTTTTGCCGTCTTCGGTGAGGTCCCATTTGTTGCGCTCCTTGAAGGTGAGCTTGGGTTTTGCGGTTGCGAGCTTGATGACGATGCGTTCGACCTTTTTCTTGTAGGGTTCGCCTTCCTTGGTCAGCCAGCCGAGGTCTTCGGCCCACTGGGCGAACGAGCCTCCGATCTGGGTGGGTTTCGCCAACATTGCGGCGAGCACGCGGTCTTCGTCTTCCTCGTCCTTGTCGAGGCGCTGTTGCTCCTCGTGTTGGGTGATGACGACGGCGCGCACGGTCGAGAACGGGCGGCCGCTTTTGTCCATCAGCTTGGTCGAGGAGATGGTTTCGAGTTTGAACGAGATCGCTTGGAAGCCGGGCCCGCGGATTTTCGTGTGGTGCAGTTCCACTACGTCATCGCCCAGCCGCCAGAGCGTGAGGTTGCCGTCCATCTCGGCGAGGTAGGCGCCGCCGCCGCGTGGCAGCAGTTGCGCTGCCTCGGTGACGTGTTTGATCGGGTGGCAGAGCACGAGCACGCAGGGTCCGCCCGGCAGCGTGGTGAGCAGGCGCAGAGTTCGGGCGTAGGCGCCCATCTGGGTGTTGCTGAGTTCTTCGTTGCCGAGGAAGTAGGCCGCCGAGGTGTCGACGAATATCATCGCGGCTTCGCCGTTGCGCTCGCAGTCTTCCTTGAGCACGGCCATCATGCTGGCGATGTCGAAGATGCCTGGGATGAACGAGATATTGTCGAGGTGCGGGTCGTCGGTGCGTTGGGCATCGCTGCCGACCACGCGATAGCGCACGTCGTCGGGGTTCTCGCCGACAAAGTAGATGACGCGTCCCTTGCCGACGCGGCGCGCGCCGAGCATGGCGTTCTTGTCGGTTGAGGCAACGAGTTGTGCGATCAGCAGCGCGACCGCTGTCTTGGCGTGGCCGGTTTGCCCGGTCAGGG